CGCTGAACCACCAAGATCTATAGTATTATCACCATTAGGTAAAACTTGAGTTGCATTTACTGTAATCTGACCTGCAGGGCCGACCTTCTCAACAGGTGCCCCTGAGTCAGAAGAACTAGGATCGTGATTATGACCACCTGCGCCCTGAAAAGCAACTTTAACAGCATTAAACTCAGCATTAAGGTCATCAGCATCAATAACCTCATTATTAGCTATCTGACCTGTAGTATCTTGTCTTGTATATCCTGCCATTTTAGTTTGTCCTTACTGTCTTTCGTTAGTTCTAAATTCTAACACCGCAGTGTCTAATTTAAACGTAGGATTAGTAGAGTTATCTTCGTACTTAAGTGAGACTGTCTTACCACTACCTAATGTAAATGTTTCATAAACTCTGTCAGAAAAACTTCCATAGGTAGATGTATTGTAAATAGAAGTCGGAGCGCCATATAAAGATACTGCACCAGCCGCACTTACAAGAGTGCTTGTAGGGGGATCAATCGTAGTACCCCTACCTTGACCAGCAAAATCGTATGATAAGTTCATATCTAAATTAAGCGTGGCTGTTGGCTCAACATAAGTTGTAACTCTGTAAAAAGTTTTTCTTATTTGAGGATCTTGAATAGGCATATAAGGAGATTCATAAACGGCTCTTATGTTTTCAGAGTCAAAACTAGATCCAAACTCCATCTTATAAACATAACCAGAATCATTAGCAAACACGATAGTTTCAGAGTTTCCTGTAATTAAGCTGTCAGATACGTTTACTTTCATACCCACTAAAGTTGCCCAAGCTATAGAGTCTGCACCTTGAGCAGAAAATTTTGTAGCAAGTAATCCTAGGGATAAGTCTGATGGAGTAGATGCGTTGTAAGCAAAAACCCTATACTGAGCTTTCTCCCTTACAACCAAAGAAGAGAAATTATTAGCACCCTTTAAAAAAGTCTCTGTATCTTTCTTGATAGGTGCAGAGGCAACAGCTAAGGCAAAGTCACCAATTCTATCAGTAGCAGACAGTAATCTAATTCCATCAGAAGATAGGTACATAACATCCCCACCAACTTCTTGAATAGTTTCTTTTGCAGTACAACCAATGTCTAGTGTTATAGGAGATAAGTTGAAATCTGAAATACTATTACCGACTAGTTTATGTATAGACCTTTTAGTGAAAATTATAAGCTGATCTCTAAATACTTTTAAACCTTCTATTTCAGATCCTAGAGATAAGCTACCAGCACCATTAGCTACAGAAAAGTCTGTCTCATCAAAGGGTGCGCTGAATACAAGATTAGCACCACTAGCAAAGAAAAAATGATTTTTAAAGAACTCTACATCTGATGACGTAGCTATGTCTGGAGAGTTAGAAGCTGACAAAAAAGTAAAAGTATCGTCAGTGTCATTATAAATAGCTGGAAAGTTAACCCCATCCACTAATATAGTTTTCTTTTTACCACTTAACACAACATCAACAAAACGAACTCTTTGGCCTAAAGAAACAGCGGTTCCTCTTAAAGTCCACCCACTTCCTTGACTTTCGTAGTATTTAGTAACACCACCATCAGCCCTAGCCGCTAAAATAAAACTTGGGCCTAAAACCTTTGAAAGTAATACATCCCCTGACCCCGGTAATGCAGATGTGTCGAACTTGGCAAAACCTTTTACTTTAGAGTAACCACCACTTGTAGAGGGTTCAAGGTTCTGTAGAACAGTAGCTGATCCTACAGCATTTACACCCTGTTGAAGAGGGCTTAGGTTTGAGATAAGACCCCCTTTAAATTCTATAGGAAATGTTTGATACTGTATAGCCATTAGTAATGTACTCTAGTGTCTCTTACGTAGCTTGTTCTGTTTATAAAGGTACTTCGTAGATGTTTAATACCCATAAGAAACTTTTGTTGTAATGCATTAGCAGCTTGCATATCACCCTTAAACATAAACAAGTAGTACATAGCACCATCTACAATAACGTGCCTAAAGTACTCTGGTAAAGAAGGAACATCTGTATTGTTAACTAAATCAACAGGTAGCCTGTAATACTCATAAAAGATAGTGTAAGCTTTGTCTGGGGCAGGCACTAGTCCGTATTCTCTGCTAGGAGTTTGGAATACATAACGTGGCATACCTTTTAACTCAGAGTTATACTCGTAATCTGCGTATTTGTCAAGATATTCTTCGTATGAAATCAATTTTAATTTAACTGTTTCATTACCTAGTGTAGCACTTCTAGCTATTCTAAAGCTATCCCAATCAATAGTCTTAGCATCCCCGGGAGTGGAATACCTAACAATGTTAGCTGTAAGTGTCTCTTCTTCCTCAGAGTGATTAAAAGGCCACTCATATTCGTGTTGATTTATAAAGTTAATTGATGAGTTAACGGAGTCCTTAATAGCAGAGTAATAACCAGTAACTGTATCAAAGTTAGCTGTTGTAAGCTCTACCTCATTAGACCTTCTGTTTATGTCGTTAACTATACCTAAAAAGTCGTATGCCATATTACTGTTCCCGCATTCTTATTTTAATAGATCTCTCTACAGTATTAGCTAAGTTGTTAGTTATACGACAGGTAAACTTGTAGTCAACATTGTTTAGTCCACCAGCAATATATATTGTCGCAACTGTGTCAGTATTAGTCGTAGACGTAATAGTTATATTATTGAGAGTTTGCCCAGCCGTGATCTCTTGCATAACACGGTTCTCATCTCTAAGAAACCATTGAACACTTGATATTGTCTTATCACCTAGAAAACGTGACCAATCAACACTATAGTCAAGTGTTTCATCTGGGTCTTTGTTAGGCCACCTAAACGCCATTTTATGATCCTTTACTTAGTAATGTAGATAAACCTGTCAAAAGGTGTATCATCTTTTTCTACGAATACTGTTCTAAGTTCTTCTACTATAACAACAGTTCTTTCATCAGATGTACTTGGCATTAAGCAGCCCTCGAAATATAAACAGTTCTTGCTCTATCATAAGCATTCTTAAACTCTTCAAAGTTAAACCCATCTGTAGATAGTGTTATAGAACCTCTACCCACAGTAACTAACGGTAAGGTACTTAGTTGTACGGATGCGTTTATTACACCCTTTACTTGGTCAGATGCATTAAAGGTAGAATTTGCAGAAGGTAAAGTTACACCAACGTTTATAGTTAGCGTACCTACTTGACAAGGAGTTGTAACTTTTCTTAGTATAGCTTCCTGTGATTCTACTCCACCAAAGCTAACAGCCGTACCAGCTTCTACACCTGTTAGAGTAGTTAACTCATCTGTACTGACAGATACTTGATTAAAGGTACTAGTAGATGTAACAGAGTCTACAGTAACTAAACCATTACTGACTGGTGTAACAGAGTTAACACTTGCTGAACTTGATACACCCTCAACTAACTCTGTAATAGTTGCTTCAAGTGCATTAGCTTGAGAAGAAGAGCTTACACCTGTAATGGGTACACCGATAACTACTGGTGTAAGAGTAACTTCAGCTTCAACTTTTTCAAGTAATACCCCTAGTACAACGGGGTTAATCTCTGAACTAGTGCTTATACCAGATAAGGTTGTTCCACCACCAGCATTAACTTGACCTACGGATACTTGAGAAGATACCGACAGTGAGGGTGGTATAATCTCATCAATGTCAACTACTAAGTCAGATACTTGTGATGTAGAGGTGACTGTCGTTAAAGTAGTAGATAGGTTAACTGATAGGTTATTAAAGGTTACACTTGAAGATACACCAGTTAAAACATCTGTTGTAAGAGAAACTAAATCTGTTACAGAGGCTTGAGAGTTTGTAGTATCAAGTATTACAGAAGAAGATACTGACTTATCAACATCGTTTACTGAAGATGTAAAGTCTGCAGAAGGCAGTGTTTTATTACTTGAGTGTACCTGAGTGACAGATGTTAAGGCTGCTACGCTAGATGTTGAGTCAAGAGTTTTACTGCTGCTAACTAAAGTCTCTTCTAAAGCCTGTACTTGAGCAGAAGATGAAACCCCTGTAGGAAATGCTGTAACATTTGAACTAAAACTAGAAGTTACGTTATTAACTGCTACACTAGTACTGACTAAATGACTTGAATTGAAGGGAGAATCAAAAACAAGGACATCAGAAGATGTTGCATCATTTGTGAAATTGTTAGTAGCTGCCCAAGTAGGGGTAGTCCTTTGATAGAGAACTAGACTCCTAGCTAAATTTATAGGGGCGTTTATGCTAAAGTTATTTATTAAGCCTTGGAAAGTATTTCCGAATTGATTCCCACCTACAGTAAAATCATCTAAGAAAAATTGATAGGAGCTTGAAGTGTAAGGTCCATAGCTTATCGTAAGTAATTGATTTTGACTGTGTACAAGGTTATTAGAGCTATCATACAAGTATATGTAGTGACGCTGACCACTCTGATATACGTGTAATCTGTACCAAGTGTCTACAGATATACCACCAGACGGGCTAATAGTAAACGCACTAGTTGCTGTCC